CAGTCAACTTGACTGTTCTGCGTCCCTTTGGTGATGACGACTTAGAAGCCGTTGTCCCAGCAGAGGCGACTCTGGGACTATTAGATTTTTTCGGAGCTTCAGCAAATTTATGCGGAAACTCTGATCTAATTCTATTATCTAATTCAGTATAATACTCATCTGACGTTGCGTCAAACCCTTCATCCTCAATTAGTTGTTTGTGCAGTCCAAACGCTGCATAAGTCATAGTCTGATCTGATCCAAACCATGTGTTTTTCTTTGCCCAATCCTCTGCTTTAGGATCTGGTCTTGCTTGAGGTTGTTGTGCTTGAGGTTGTCCTTGAGCTGGTGCTGGTGCTGTTTCAGCTTCTTTTGCCTGTTCTTCTTTTCTTGTTTTCAGCTGATTAAGACGAGCTTCTTCCATAGCTATTCTAGATATATTCTGTGAAGCCTCATACATAGCATCAACATCGTTCTCTTCGACAGCTTTTCTGTATGCTTCTTTTGCAGCGATTGATTGAGACTGAACTCTAGTATCAAACTCACCCACATAAGTGTTATCTAGTTTATCTAGTTTGGATTTTAATTCTTCGTTTTGTTTCTTAACAGACTCAGCAAATTTAATTGCTTCGTTTCTTTGTCTCTCTTCTTCTCGAAACTTGGATGTGAGCTTGCTAATACGTTTCTTAACAGAGTCCGAATACTCAGACAAGTCATCAGACTCTGTCTGTTTATCTTCGGTTGTAGCTTTGGTATCAACGACAACTTCTTCTTTGCTATCATCAACCTTCTCCTCTATTTCTACTTCTTGACCTTCTTCTTCAATTTCTTCAACTTTAGGATTTTCTTCTTGCATACTAGGCTCCGTATGTTTTGATGTCGTCAGGATCGACAATGGTTGCAATGACTTCGTCGTCATTGATTATTCTAACTTCCCCACCCTCTATCTGGAATCGTGAACCAGCGTAACGACCAATGCAAACCCAATCGCCTTCCTTACACCACGCTCCTTCTTCTCCAAATTTGTCTATATCTTTGTATGCAAGAGGTCCCACTTTCGCCACATATGCTGTGACCGTAGCTCGGGCTTCTCTTTCTCTTACTGGATCTGGTACATAAACACCACCATCAGTCTTTTCTTTGCCCATGTAAGGCATAACTAATATTCGCCAACCTGTGGGTTGTGGTATTCTTTGTGTTAAGTTTAATTTTTTTGCTTCTTCTTCGGCTTTTTTCTTAGCGTTCCTCTGTGCTAGAACGTATTCTGGTACTATTAGAGTCATCATCAACCTTTTTTAGCAGGGTTTGTATATGTTCCAATGCGTAGGTTAATCCCTGTATTTCACCTACCATTGCTTTATAATGACCAATATCAGACGCACTGCCACTGGTCAAGGAAATACTTATATCATCTACTCTAGCTTGTAAATCTTTTTTATATTTTTGAAGGAAATCGGTTATGTACATATTAATAATTTAATCTGTTTTTAATTCTGTCTGCTTCTTCTTTTGTCATGTTTCCTATTGTGTTAACTGTTGAGTAACCCTCATTATTTCCAATCATATTATCAGAAACAATATTATTAACAGCATTGTTTGTTACTTCTTTGTTAATAGTCCCTATTCCAGATGTTGTGTTTAGACTTGAACCAGTTACATTTCCAAAAGCATCAAAAGTTCTATTATCAGGAACTCTCATTTGTCCTTCGCCAATAGGACTTGCAGCTAAAGAAGCACCAGAATCTTTTGGATCAAGACCTAATATAGACTTAACAAAATCAGATGTTCTATCAAAAACTGTTGGGTCATTTGCAGACTTGGCTTGTTCTTCCATCATTGCTATGCGGCGAGGATCATTCTCTGGTAGTCCTCTGTTTCTTCCAAGTATGTTAGATATAGATCCTATGTATGGTAAATTATCCATGACACTCATTATACCAGTTTGAGGAACTTCTCTTACTGTTCCCATTTGTGTGGGTTGACCAATATAATAATCACCCATTTGATAAGGTTTGCCTGTGTTTGCTCCTGTCCTATTTGACATTCCACCAGTGGCTTGATTGTATCTAAGATCATTTATTTCTGCAATTCTATCTGAACCAATAATATTAGTGTAGTTAACATTTTCTGCACCAAACATTTGAGAAAAGAAAGACTCTGGAAAAGGATTAGTTGCCGTAGCACCTCTCATGGTAGTGTATGCTTGTTTTTGTGTTTGATTTTCTACAGCAGAGTTGTATTGCTCTGAATTGTCACCAGAGTCCATACCAACACTTGAGGGGTCTGGTGCAAAATCATAACCTTCGTCAGTTACGTCAGCTACATCTGAAAAACCATCATCAGCCATTAACGAACTCCTTTAAATCCTAGTCCTTGAATCGCCATGCCACCACCACGCATCTTCTTTGCTTTTTGCATATTAGATTTTGGTGGCTTCACAACAAAAGTTTTACCATCAACATTTCTTAATTTTTCACCCTCACTTGTTTTTAAGACACCCTTAAAAGGAACAAGTGTTTCTTTCGGTTGTGATCTTTTGCTAGGTGATGCTTTTGGTATTCTTCTTGACTCGGCTCTTTTTGGTGATTTCTTCATATCCGTTGTACCACCTCTAGCTTTTTTAGTGGCTCCTGCTATTCTGTCCGCCTGTGTTGCTTTTGGGTTTTTATCAATGCCCGCTTTAACACTTAACATTCCAAAGTCAGTAGCTCCGCCAAGTTTTTTAGATACTTTGGGTGTACTCAACGCTAGTTTTCTTATGGCTTCTTCTGCTTCTTTTGGAGAAATTTTACCTGCAACTGCTGCATTTACTAAATTTTTAAAGTTACCCATTGTTGCTTTTGAATTGTCACCTTTTTTCAATTTAGTGACTTTATTAGAACCACCGCTACCATATTTTTTTGGTTTCATTACACTCTCCAAGATTTGCGATCCACCGTCCTTGCGACTTCGACCTTTGTTAATTAATGTCTGTGCTTGATTCTTACTTATACCTAAATCATCTGCGAATTGTTTTACTCTAGCCATTATGCTTTTTTCTTTTTGATTACTTTAGTTAAAGACTTAGCTTGTTTTGCGTGTAGCTTAGACGCTTTCTTCAAACCCTTAATAACTTTCTTAATTGTTCTTTTCATTATTTTTTACCCATTAGTTTCATGGCTTGTCCAACACCCTTAATTCCAAATGAACTACTTACAGCTATAAATAATAAATACTGATACCAATCTGGTAAAGTATTTAATACTTCAAAACCAGTTCTTACATATTCTGTAAATGACGGAATGAAGACCAAAATTGCAGGCAAAAGTAGGACAACTAAGGCAAATTCGTCTTTCCAGCTTCCATCAGTAGCATCAGCCATAGACTTTTCCCATTCGACTTCGCCAGCTGCAACTCTCTCGGCAACTTTAGCTTTAGCCATAACAGTAGCAACTTTAGCTTTGCCTTCTGCCTTTGTCTTCTCAACCTTATTGTCCATCCAGCTAGTCGCTAGATTTGCAATAGGTCCAATTAACGCTGCGAACATTTGCAATCCTTCTTGGAAAATCTGCTGTCTATCCAAACCTTACCATAGTATAAGATAAATAACCAAAATGTAAATAGTATACCTTCTAGATAAGATAAATCATTCCACGCATCTAATACCATATTTTCCATTTATTTACCTTTCGTTGCATTGTTTAACGAGTCAATGACATCATCGATATTCGGCTCTTTCCCCCACGGGTTATACCGACATTTGTATTGCTTTGGGCACCAACTCTCAATCATCAACTCATAAGTTCTATTATTACCTATATAAATACAAGCCATCTGTCCCGTTTTTGATTTTATTCTTTTTTTTAAACGGCATGTTGTATACTTTTTTTTCTCAATCTTACCTTGATTCTGTAGTTGTTGTTT